TGATGACAGAAGGACCCAGAGTCTGCAAACCCTGCACGTGATTATCAACGTGAAAAAGTGGGAGATTAATCAGGCGGCCGGTCGCTACATTCGCGCACATGAGAACGTGCAGCGCATCAGTACCCGTCCGGCTGAATGATTTTATGCAGGCGCACGGCGCAGAGTTGGCCGCCGCGCTTGCGCCTGAATTAATGGCTTCTAACAGCCAGCATCCCGCCGTCACACGCTGCGTGATGCAGCACTCTGTCTATTACCTGCGTGAAGCACTGTCAGTGTGGCTAGCCGCCGGTGAAAAAATTAATTATTGCGCACAGGATAATGACATTTTAACGGCCATCGGATTCAGGCCTGACGAGGCTTCGCAGGATGAAAATCGTGAAAAATATACACCCGCACAAAACCAGAATTACGTGAATAAACGCGCAGAACTGGCCGCACAATAGCCCGTCAGAAAATCCCCGTAAATCCCGCCATTTTCCCCGAATTAAGCCATGTATGCGTTAGGTGCATGGTTTTGCATGCGTTTTAACACCCTCGCCGCCCTCGTCAGCGCCAGCTCTGGCGCGGCCTGAGACTGCTTATGCATCTGCATTAAAAGCGACCCCTTAAGCGTGCAGGCGTGGCGGGGAGAGCATTGCGTGTTGAGATAAACGGTCAATTAATTTTTCTCAACTATCATTGTGGAGTTGTAATATATTTTTAGTGATGCTTTTTGAACTCCAGTGCTGGGTTATATTTTGAGTAAAGTCGTTTCTAACAATCTTTGCTCTGAAAAAAGTTTCATTCGGGTTTGAGCCTCTAATATAAACTCCTTCAGCGATGGAATTGCTATATAATGATTTCTTGATAAAATTAGGTAGATCACCTAAAGAATAAAATCCCTTTTCTATGAAAGGGACTGAAAAAATACCAATCGCTTTAATGAATTTATTGCGTTTTTCAAAGCTAATAAATTTATTTGTGTGCTTATCATAGATGTCAAATGCTAAAAAATAATCGGGAAGCGATGTGTAATGAATAGAGTGCACTGCATAGCACCATTCGCCAAATAAAATATATCTATCATCAAGCGTATCAAATAATATATCTTTTTTTAATGACAACCATTTCTCTAACGGTTTCCATTGCCCTAGGTATGGAGGCCTTAAAATGCTGCCTCTATTTTGTAATATTATATCCGCCTCGGAATTAAAAGATATTCCAAGGTTCGCTCCATCGATTTTTTCCTCAATAATTAACTCATTCTTGAATATTTCTTTTTGTACGCTTTCCTCAAGCAATTTGTCATTTCTCACATCACCTATCAACGAAATGGAGAAATGGGGGGTGCTAGGGAATTTTATAATGATTTCATTCATTCCCCATTTTCCTGTTGTAAATGGCCTCAATATAATTTTCATCCATGAAATTAACCTGTATACCTATTTCTGATAACGCATCTTTCCAACCCCACCACTTGCTGTCAACTGCTTGGTAAATGCAGGGTTTATCTGGGTGAGCATTAGAAGTTGCAATGAATTTACGGTCTGAAATATCAAAATTAGCCAGCCCTTGATGTTGAGGGAATTCACTATAGGAGTCATTCTCCTTAGTAATACGTACACGGTCTTCTTCAGGAAAACTCCATCTATTATCGTGTAACCATTTCATGAAGATATCTCCTTGTCCAGGAGAACCACCAAGATTTAGTTGACCTCTATACTCATCGAAAATCTCGTCTAAAGAATCTAAAACCAACCCGCAATTTTTGCTACTAGTTATTTTTTCAATTATAGCAATGCAGTTTTTTACGCAAATAGCATTTTCATGAGTGATCACTCCCTCCTCAACTGCCAAATTTGCGGTTTTAGGAACATTAGTGTCTAAAAGATACTTTTTTGGGATTTTCATTTTATATTCAACTCCTTAAGGCGCTTTTTCATTGCTGCCTTAGATTGTGCGGTAATGTCTCCCATTTCGTCGCCGAAGAAGTGTTCAGGCCAGTTTTTAATATTACCATAGTCATCAATTAATAAAGGTGTGAGTACAGGTTTACCCTTAGAATAGTCTGAGAAATAAGCTGAAACCTTTTCTTTATTGATTTCATTTTCAGCTATTCTTCTTTGTAATCTTCTCAAGAAGTGTTCTGAATGAGTTTCTATAATCAATTGAATGTTTCTATCTTCACCATTCTCTTTAGAGCGTATAACATCAATTAAAACATCAGCTAAAACAGATTGAGCCTTAGGATGAAGGTGTATTTCAGGTTGTTCCATCAATATAATAGACCCTCGAGGAGCGTAAAAACATTGCACTAAAACTGGTAAGACCTGAGAAATCCCAAATCCTACATCTGGTAAGTCAACCCAAGATTGAGAACCTTTTGTGCATACTTTTACTTCATATTCTTGGCGTTCTTCTGATATAGGTCTGACGACGAAGTCATCAATAAGACCCATTTCTTTAAGCTTGAGAGCTATTATTTCCTCGAAAGGCTTTGTCACTTTTTTATAGCCAAGGCCTATTTTGCGTGCCTTGGAGGAAAGAATAGCTGGAATTGTATACTCCCCGGCAAAACCAACACTTTCATATCTTACTCCTGTCCAAGGATACAATCTTGAAGGTTTAGTTCTAAGTGGCCCGAGGTAATAAAGAGAGCGAAACAATTGTTCATGGCGTAGATTCAATTCCTGAACAAAATCTGCGTTCTGATAATAAGCTACCACTTCGTCGGGGAAACCATAGAATCTAACAGCTTCTTTAATTGACCATACACGACCTTTTTGTCTAACTAGATTGTAATTAGAAAATTTTGTTGCAAAATCATTTTTGGAGTTTAAATTTCGTTTAAGGCCAACTGAAAAGCTTATTTTATTTTCTTTAAAAATGTCATAATTGAAACTTGCAAGCTCGACAATGCGCGAGTTTTCATTAAAGCATACCGATGCGCTGAAAGATATTTCATCGCCAAGGAATACGTTGGTGCTGATAGGATCTCTTACTCTTATATCGTTGGCAAGATCCCAAGTATATTCAAAGGTTATATTCTTTGAGGAGTCCCTCTGATTTACCATTTCATGGTATGAACCAAGTTGCACAGCGGTTTGTGGCCCGCCTGAGTGTAGAGGGCTTTTGCGATCTGGTGAATCTATGGTCTGCTTAAGCATCATTAGAAGTTGACCGATACTTGATTTACCTGAGCTATTTCCTCCAAAAAACAAAGTAATGGGGGCCATGGCAATCTCTTGCGTATCTTCCCATGCTTTAAATTCTTTTATTCTTAATTTTTTAAACATCTCATCTCCTGATTAATGTTTTATTAACCGTATTACCCCACCAGTCCATCAGCTCAACCCTTTGCTCTAAATACGTTGAACGGTTGTAAGCCCTTCGCACTTCATTTTTATCAGAATGCGCCAGTGCAGATTCAATCACATCAGAGTTGAAGTTCTCTTCATTTAGAGCCGTACTTGCAATTGAACGTAAACCATGTGCAACTAATTTTCCACCATAACCAATCCGTTTTAAAGCAGCATTTGCCGTCTGGCTATTCATTTGTCGCTTTGGGTCATTCCGACTCGGGAAAACATGTTCACGATGAGCACTAATAGGCTTCATCACATCAAGAATTTCTAATGCCTGCAATGATAGAGGGACTATGTGCTCCCGCTTAGCTTTCATCCGTTCGGCTGGAATCGTCCAGAGCTTTGCTTCGAGATCGATCTCTGCCCACCGAGCACCGGATGCTTCAGAAGGGCGCACAAGGGTCAGGAGTTGCCATTGAATGAGACAGCGAGTTGGAACAGACAGATTTGACATGATAAGAGAACGCATCAGCTTTGGTAATTCTTCTGGCCGCAGCGTCGGCATGTTTTGTTTTTTGGGTCTCTCAAAAGCCATTCCAACCCCTGATGTTGGGTTTGAGTCAATCAAGCCAGTATTAACTCCATATATCATAATTTCATTAATACGTTGCACTAGACGGCGAACTGTTTCCAACGCACCACGCGCTTTGATTGGTGCCAATGCTTCGATAATCGTTCTGGCTTTGATCTCCTGAACAGGTATCTCTCCAATAGCAGGGAACACGTCTTTTACTAAAGAACGCCAAATGTCTTTTGCATAATCCGGTGTAACGTTTTTGCTTTTAAGTTGGAACCAATTAGCAGCAACTGTAGAGAAAATGCTGTCCAGCTCTATTTGGCGCTGCTCTGAGACAATTTCTTGTTGCTGCTGAGGATCGATGCCCTGTGCTAAGAGAGACAAATGTTGATCGCGTATCTGGCGCGCTGCTGCAAGTGTAAGGGCAGGATATGCGCCAAGGCTCAGATTTGTGCGGCTGGCACTGTTTGGTCGCTGGTAGCGAAAGCGCCAAAGTTTTTTACCAGAAGTTTTGACGAGTAAGAACAGGCCATCTCCATCGTGAAGGGTAAAGTCTTTTTCGCGTGGCTTAGCTTTAAGAATTTCATTGTTAGTGAGGGGGCGTGTGATGCGCGCCATGTCTGGATTCCTTCCATAATTGGTACACGTTTATTGGACCACAGTATAACGTGTACCTAAACGTGTACCAATTTTTACTGGATTCAGGCGGATCATCTCGGACGATTACAGACACAAAAAAGCCCGTAGGGCTTGCGCCGTGCGGGCTTTCAGGACTTCTACGGATGACTCTGGAATCATCTTCGAAGGATTTTGGTGGAGCTGGGGGGATTTGAACCCCCGTCCGAAATTACTACATCCTATTATTTCTGCAAGGAAAACAGCAATTTATCATTTAAATCATCGTTTTGGTGTTTTCTAATGTTTACCCGTTTTATACATTCTTAATGCTCTGCCGCCATATTGCCGCCACCTTTTGCAACATGAAGCTCCTTTGTCACATAAGCTAACCAAGATGGTGAGTAAATGGAATGTTGTAACTTTGCATCTTTAAATATATCAAAACTAGGTTCTTCGTCATAAATATAGCTTGTAATATTCTCAAATTTAGACGATTCAATACCTTTTACTAAAAAGAATACTTTTCTTGAAGTATGATACGCAGCTTCTAAAATTTCTAAGAACATATATTCATTGTCAGTGAATGTTTTCATTTCCTTGTTCCCACTGCGTATTTTGTAAACGGCTAACGATATATTTTCAACGCATAGGTGTTCAAGTAATAATGCTGTGTAATACGACACTTCATTTAGTTTCCTTAAAGAAAGCTTTGCTAGCAAAGTGTTATCAATATCGCTTCTTTCAAGATTTTTATTTATAATATCAAGGTAATCTTCAGTTTTTTTTAAGAAGTCTTCGTTGTAATCATATTTAGCCTCAACTTCCATAGTGGCTTCCGGGTAAATTTTCTTATAAAGATGGTAAGGGTTTGAAATATTTATTTTATCTTTGACGGCTATTTTATAACTTGGGTCGTAAATGTTGGTTTTTATACCGCCGTTAGAATCGTTGGCTTCAATTATATTGAAGCTAGGTATGTCTTTTATTTTCTCAATGAAGTTTTTTTCATGTGCTAGATACCTATCTATAGCATTTTTAGATTCCGATGTATTAATTTGCGACTCAGTCTGGATCGTTCTATGAATATTGTTAACTATTGAAGCTAGAGGTACTGAGCTTGCCAATATTAATAAGGGAAATTTGCTTATTTCATAGAATCTAGAATATCCATGAGCAGAGAGGACAGGCGCTTTCCCTGACCATGCAAACAAACCAAAGTATATAAAAGAAAGTAAAGGGATGCCTATTGAAAACCAAAAAAGCTTTTGTTGGAATAAATTTTCTTTACTAAGAATGTACCATCTTTTCCAGATAATAATTGAAATTATAATCACTAGTGCCAGTAAATATAACCAAATGGCAGGAGTGTTAATAATGGAGGTCAAAAGAATCATCATCAGCTTAGGTTGTGTAGTGGGTTTTTAGTTACCGCATCCTCTAAATGCTCAGGTGCGAAATGTGCGTAGACCATAGTCATCGTAATATCTGAGTGACCTAATATATCTTTCAATACGAGTATGTTTCCTCCATTCATCATAAAATGGCTGGCAAATGTATGACGTAGTACATGGGTACATTGTCCTTCAGGTAGGTTAATATTGGCTCGTTTAACTGCACGTTCAAAGGCTTTTCTGCAAGGCGTGAATACATTACCTCTTTTTTTGGGGATTTCATCGTATAGTTCCTGAGATATCGGAACGGTTCGATTCTTCTTGCTTTTGGTTTTGGTGTAAGTAATTCGATATTTGGATAACTGATGGCCCTGCAGGTTTTCGGCTTCACTCCATCGTGCGCCGGTAGCCAGGCAAACTTTTACGACCATTAACAGGCTTGGGCTTTGTGAATCTGCACATGCCTTAAGCAGGCGTTTAATTTCGTCCGAAGCCAGGAACGCCAATTCACCCTCTGCGATTTTGAATGTTGGTAGTCCGGCGAGTGGGTTTGGTACTGACCAGTGGCCCAGCTTTTTCAGTGTGCCAAAAACGGATGATAAGTTACGCTGTTCCAGGTTTACCGTGCGGGGCTTTACTGGCGACATAAGCGTGCCATCTTCATTTCGCACATCACCCTTTAACCGCGCTTCACGGTATTTGGTAAAGTCACCGGCTGTCAGTTCTGAGGCCACGGGATCGCCAAGGCCATTGCAAATAATGCTGAGCTTCGCCATCAGACGTTTGGGGTCTGCGAGAGTCTGACCGTAAAGGGAGTGCCACTGGTCAATCAACTCTGACAAACGCCGCCGATCTTCCTTCTCCCCCAGCCACGGTTTTTTGTTTACTTCATCCATGGTGAAGTTTTCAAATGCGACAGCCTCGCCTTTTGTCGCAAATTGCTTGCGCACGCGTTTACCGTCTCGCCCGTTCGGGTAGCACTCGCATAGCCATTTCCCGTTCGGCTGCTTCCTTATCGTCATATCAAAGGCTCTTAATGATTTTTAAGGCTCTGCCAAGTACCTCAAGGTCATCCAGGCTGCATTCAAATGAGGAGTCATCTTGATGTACCACTAATCTGTTGCCAGGAAGGCGAGTGAGTTTAACGATGCTTTTGATCCCATCGATATCAACCAACCACATTCCGTTCACTGGCGGCATTTGGCTACGGTCAACTAGATAAGAGTCACCGTCGGTATTCACCAAAAGCAGATTACTAGATTCTGAAGGAATCAGGCTGCTATCAATAATCGCTTTTCCCGCATCAACCAAGGAACCACCCATGAGAGTCGCCTTGTCTATTTCAGGAGAAACGAGGTCAGAAAGATGTTTAACTTTGCCAGAGTTCACGAAATTGATATCTTTTTTTGAGTCAATATTTGAACTTGGTTCACCTTGACCAGTGGTCAGCCAAAGCAGTGAAACGCCTGTTTCAAGTGCGCACTGAATTACCCATTCAGCCGGAAAGCTATCTCTTAAGTATCTGTTTGCCATGGTACTTTTTGATGCACCTAGATGATCGCACAGCTGTTGCCTGGACTTAAAATCGTAGGCAGCTATGAGCCTATGGATAGCCTCTCGCCCCCCAGTATTCTCGCCTGCTTTTACATGTATCATTTTTCAATCCTATTGACGTATCAAATATTGGATCGTAGTATCTCGATGTATCAATATTTGAATCAAATAAAACAAGATAAAACGACGTAAACCAAACCTTAATCGAGAGATACTGCACTATGAGTACTGATATTTCAATTCGTGTACCAAAAGAGATGGCAACGCCTGCAGAGTTCGCAGAATGGGAAGGTATCTCCCGTGGCTCTGTTTACCAGAAAATCCATCATGGCCAGCTCGCTAAATACATGGTCAAGAAGGATAAAAACAAAGGTCGAGTATGCCTGCGCTATGCGATGTATAAAACTGATCGTATGCGCGAATCTCTTGGTCATTCCAACTTCCGCGTCATTGTTGGTCAATAAGTTCAATTATGAGAACTTTTGAAGGGGCTAACATGTTTGATTATAAGATCTCCAAACATCCGCACTTTGATGAAGCCAGCCGTACTTTCGCGCTACGACACAACATGGCGAAGCTGGCAGAACGTGCGGACATGAACGTTCAGACCCTGCGCAATAAGCTTAACCCTGAGCAACCACACCAGCTCACAGCGCCAGACATATGGCTACTCACCGATCTCACCGAAGACTCAACGCTGGTTGATGGTTTTCTTGCGCAGATTCATTGCCTGCCATGCGTGCCTACCAATGAAGTTGCACGGGAGAAAATGCCTCTGTACGTCCTGAAAGCCACCGCCGAGATCGGTCGTGTCGCCGCCAGCGCTGTTTCTGGTGTTCAGTTGAACGCGACCACCCGCCGTCAGGTTGTCGAAAGCGTCAACTCTGTTACCCGTCTGATGGCTTTAACCGCTATTTCACTGCAGGCTCGTTTACAGGCTAACCCTGCAATGGCCGGTGTCGTCGATACCATGACGGGCCTTGGTTCTTCGTTTGGGCTGAGCTGAGGTATTTATGTTGAGAAAAGAACCCTCATTTGCGTCTCTTCTCGTTAAGCAAAGCCCGGCAATGCACTGCGGCCACGGCTGGATCATAGGGAAAGATGGTAAGCGCTGGCATCCGTGCCGCTCGCAGGATGCACTTTTGGCCGACCTGTCCACTATCCAACAGGGGAAACCATGGCTATTGAAGGTCCTGCAGCGACTGTTCCACTGAGTACCGGTCAGCGCCTGAATGGGCTGAACCATATCGCGGAGCTGAGAGCAAAAGTGTTTGGTCTGAATATTGAGCGCGAACTGGAACGGTTTATTCATGATATGCGCGATCTCCGCGACATAAATCATAAACAGAATGAGAGGGCATTAGCCGCCATATTCTTCATGGCAAAAATTCCGGCAGAACGTCACAGCGTCAATATTAATGAGCTGACCACTGACGAAACGCGGGAGCTGATTAAAGCAATGAATCATTTTCGGGCAGTGGTGAGCTTATTTCCCAAAAGGCTAACCATGCCGAATTAACTCAAAACAGAAATTAATGGCGTAAACCCGCCGGGCATTCTTTTGCCCAAATTCAGGAGAATTGATTATGCGAAATAGTGAAGCCCGCACCACAAAAACAGGACCGGATGATGCCGGTTTATTCCAGCTTTTTAACGAGACCCGTCTGGATGAGCGTAAAAGCTGTGCCTTTGCCGTTTCCATCCGTATGGAGGCACTGGCGATCCACATCCTTAAAGAGGGAATGAACGGAGTGGAGTCGGCAGAATTGCTGCGCCGTGAAGTTGCCCGTTATGAAGCTGAATCACGCGGGGACTGGCACTGATGGCAGATTCAATGGATCTCGTACAGCAGCGCGTCGAAGAAAATTTGCAGCGTCACATTCAAAACGCCCGTGCCAGAAAGCCCGGTACAGCTCGCGTTCTTTGTATTGACTGCGACGCGCCAATCCCAATCGCTCGCAGACAAGCTATTCCGGGCGTGCAGTGCTGCGTGACGTGCCAGGAAATCGCAGAGCTGAAAGGGAAGCACTATCACGGTGGAGTTGTATGAAAACTCACATCGTCATGGCTTACATCAACAGCACGATTTTTGAGATTCGTGCATGACTGTTCTTGCTCGGACGGTACACCATTTTCACGGTACTCCTGTCTGGGGCAGCGCCGGTGACGTTCATCGTATTGCGGTGAGCGGAGCCGGTGCTTTTGTTTCCTATGCGCGTCCAGATCAAATTGACGCCTCCATACAATTCGCTTCTCTTGTCGCGATTGATAATGGCGCGTTTTCAGCATGGAAACGTGGTCTGGTGATTGACTGGTCAAAGTTTTACCAGTGGCTTTTTGCGTTTTATCACCACCCCAAAGTGAGCTTTTATGTCATTCCTGATGTAGTTGAGGGGGGTGAAAAAGATAACGATGCTCTTATTCGACAGGTCCCTGCCATGCTGCGAGATAAGGCTGTTCCAGTCTGGCATCTCCATGAATCAATTCACCGCCTGGTTGAACTGTGTCGTGAGTGGCCCCGTGTTTGCTTCGGGTCCTCTGGTGAGTACGCGACGATTAGGACTGAGCACTGGCACCGGCGAATGCAGGATGCTTTCGAAACCATTTACTGCAAGTTCGATTTCCAGACACAGGTTCATGGGTTGCGGATGCTCGATGGACGTGTATTGGGTAACTATCCGCTGGCGACGGCCGACAGCACAAACCTTGCCTGCAATGTCCCCAAATTTAATACCAAATATCCTGAGCTGACTCGTGCAATACGTGAGGCTGAATATTCACGTGGCCTGTCAGAAAAGGAACTCACAGCGACCATACTGAAAAATCGTTGCGCCATTCTCAAAGGCGCTATCGAAGCGGTCCAGCCTCAATCTATTACTGAATGGGTAGCGAAAGGATTACAGCCTCTCCAGCTTGAGTTGGGGATAGCATGAGTAATTATCCATACTCCTGGAATGCTGAAAGAAAAGCGATAAACCCTTATCTGGACCCGGCGGAAGTTGCGCCGGTGTCTGCGCTTTCAAACCTGATCACTCTCTACGCTACGGATAACGAGCAGGAACAGCTACGCCGTGATGCGCTGAGTGATGAGGTATGGGAACGCTATTTCTTCAATGAATCCCGTGATCCAGTTCAGCGTGAAATGGAACAGGACCAGCTCATCAGTCGCGCCAAAATGGCCCGTGAGCAGCAGCGCTTTAATCCCGATTTAGTCATTCTGGCCAACGTCAGCGCCGAACCCGCCCACGTCAGCAAACCTCTGCTGGAGCGAATTAAATTCTTCCATGGGCTGGGAAGGCCAAAGGCATATTCCCGCTATCTGCGTGAAACTATCAGGCCGTGTCTTGAACGGCTGGATCGCGTGCGTGAAAGCCAGGTGTCTGCCTCGTTCCGGTATATGGCGAGCCATGAAGGGCTTGAGGGGCTGCTGGTTCTGCCTGAAATGAATCAGGAGCAGGCCAAGCGTTTGTCTACACTGGTTGCGGCACATATGAGCATGTGTCTCGATGTGGCATGCAGCGATCTGTTTGTGACTGATGACGTCAAGCCGGAGCAAATCCGTCAGTCATGGGAAAAGGTTGCCGCTGAGGCAATGCGCCTTGATGTTATCCCACCTGCCTTTGAACAGCTGCGCCGCAAGAAACGCCGCCGCAAGCCGGTTCCCTATGACCTGATTCCGGGTTCGCTGGCGCGGATGCTGTGTGCAGACTGGTGGTATCGCAAACTGTGGCAGATGCGCTGCGAGTGGCGGGAGGAACAGCTGCGTGCCGTTTGCCTAGTCAACAAGAAAGCATCCCCGTATGTCAGCTATGAAGCCGTGATCCACAAACGCGAGCAGCGCCGTAAATCGCTGGAGTTTTTCCAGTCGCACGAGCTGGTCAATGCCGACGGTGACACGCTGGATATGGAAGACGTGGTGAACGCCAGTAGCAGCAACCCGGCGCACCGGCGAAATGAAATGATGGCCTGTGTGAAAGGGCTGGAGCTGATCGCAGAAATGCGCGGCGACTGCGCCGTATTTTATACCATCACCTGCCCGTCACGCTTCCACGCCACACTGAACAACGGCAGGCCCAATCCGAAGTGGACCAGCGAAACGGTCCGGCAGAGCAGTGACTACCTGGTTGATACCTTTGCCGCATTCCGCAAAGCCATGCACAAATCCGGTCTGCGCTGGTACGGCGTCCGCGTTGCCGAGCCGCATCATGACGGCACTGTGCACTGGCACCTGCTGTGCTTCATGCGCAAAAAAGACCGCCGCTCTATCACTGCGCTGCTGCGTAAATTTGCCATCCGCGAATACCGCGAGGAGCTGGGCAAAAATACCGGACCGCGCTTCAAGTCTGAGCTGATAAACCCACGCAAGGGCACGCCGACCAGCTACATCGCTAAATACATCAGCAAGAACATCGACGGGCGCGGGCTGGCAAAAGAAGTCAGCAAGGAAACGGGCAGGTCACTGCGTGATAGCGCGGAACACGTCACCGCCT